AACAACATGCCTTGACGTACAACTTTTTCAGTCTTCACTGGAAACTGAACCACTGGTGTTTCGTGACAAGGAATACAGAATGCCAATTTCCCGAGTAAAACTCGCCAAGGTGTCATCCCTGCGCACTTGTTGCACCAATGCGACACTTCAACGGTATTCTTTGTGTAGTGCTGCCCCATCACTCACCTGCTAACCGAAAAATCCTTCGCCTTTTCCAAGATTCGACATCCCGCCCGTCGCTATACCACCACCGATAGCGCCTGCCGCTCCGATTGCCGCATTGATCCAACTGGTGTTTTCCGACGCAATCGCGTTGGCTTCGCTTCCCGCCGTGCTCTCCGCGTTGATCGCATTGCTCGCGTAGCCAGTCGGATTTTCCCCCGCCGCAATCGCCATCTCGCCCTGTTCCGCGTTGGTAAAGTTTTCCCGGCCCGTCTGATAGTCGGAGCTCGTAATCTCCGATTCTTCCTTGCTTTCCTCTTGGGCGGCGCTGTTGGCTGTTTCCTGCTTCAATTGCAGTTGCGCGCCATTCGGCAAAGAATTTTCGCCGCCTCCCTCGGCCGCCAGATTCTCAGCCACAGCTTTGCCGGCCGCGCTGTAGTTTTCCGCTGTTCCTTCTTTTGCCTGCGCGTTCAGATTGTTAAGTTCGTCGGTTGAATAACCCTTCTGGTTCGGCCCCGCGTTCAAAATCGGGTCCAGCACCGACTTCACCTGAGAGTAGAGCGCTGTCTGGTTGGCGTATTGTGTTTTCTGCTGCGCGTCGTAATCCTTCATGGTCTGGAGGTCTTCGGCTTGGATCTGGTTTTGAGCGTCGCTGGCGCACATATTACACCCCTTCCATCTTTTCGGCTGGCTTCCTAGGCTGTAACGTCCTGCGCAGCCTCACGTAGCCGCCCTCCAAATCCTTCCCGTCCACTATAAACCCTAAACGCTTCTGGCAGAAAGCAATTAATTTCGGCTGCCGGGTGTCAAAGAACATTTCCTCCGCTCCGCTCTGCTCCAGCACCGGCGCCAGCCAGGCCGTTCCCTCCATCAGCGCCTGCCGCGTCCGCTCCCGGTCCTCCTCCGTCGCGCACGGCATGAACTGGATGAATACCTGGGCGATGATGCGAATGTCTTCTTCGTCTTGTTCCCGTTCCATGACTTGTTTTCTTTCTACCAGCAGGCACGTCTTGAAAAAGAAGACCGGCCCGCTTTGATCCTCCACCACCACGGAGTCCATTCCCAGCCCCTGTTCCAGCCAGAATTCAGGATCGATCTTGCCTCTGTGATCTGGGTCTGCCGCCGTCCACTCGATCGCTAAGCGAAGATCCAGATCTGCATAGAGTTTTTTACCTGCGGTCACCGTATGCGGCAGGTTCGCCGGTCGTATCGTGTAGCCCGAAAATCGCAAAGTGGAAAGTGCCGTCATGCTCGCTCCCTAGCCGATCGTTTCGTTGGTGAGCACGGAATCCGGTATCAGCCCCGTCCACTTGCAGACGTTGGCGATGTAAGATTCCGTTCGGTTTTCAACCGGCGGCGCCCACTTATTGAGAGCTGCGGTTACTGTCAGGCCGCTGTAGCGCACGCGCAGCAGCGCGCGCATCGCTTCAAAGCCGGCCTCCGGCGTAGCCCAGTGCGCAAACCGGTGGCCATCCGTGGCTAGAGCGCCATGCGCCTGCGCAAAGCTGCCCTCTTCGATGTTGCCAGGATTGTTACGTCGCTGCGCCAGCGAACCGGCAACCTCAAAACCTTCCTCACGCGCAATCGCTTTGATAAAAGTAATCATTGTTTCCTCTCCTCTACCTTCGCTCCGTAAATGGCAAACTCCAGCAGCTCGTCGGCCGCCGCCTGGCTTCCATAGTCGAACTTCACCAGCACGGAATCACTGCTTGACACGCCCGCGCCCTGCTGCCCGCTGTAGCGGTCGCTGAAAACCGTCTGGCTCGGCGCCTGGTCCGCCGGGTCCGGCGAAGTCGCCTGCAACACCGTCCAAGGCGTGTTCGCCGTCGCCGCAATCTCGCCCATCAGCACGCTCAACACCGGCCGCGCTCCCACGGCCGCGCTTTTGATGGCGATCCATGCCACTTCGGCTTGTTGCCCCGTCGAGCATAGCAGGATCGCGCCCTTCACATCCCACGCCGGATAAGCGGTTCCATTGTCATCCCAATAGGTTCCCGTCGTGTCGCGCATCAGGATCGGTCCACCGCCCGTTGGCGGCCCAATCAACAGGTTAAAAACGCCCGGCGCGGTCTCCACGCTTTGCACAGCGCTGGTTCCTCCGGTAATCGTCGCCCACGGACTCCAAACCAAACCGCTCTCCGGCGGGCTCACCGCGCCCATCCTGAACCATCCCACAGCGCCATCCGCCAAATACATGGCCTTGTCTTTCGTGTTGGTGATGTTCCAACTCAGAAAAGCTGTTGCCGGCGTGTAGAGCGCGCTGCTGATTCCGCCCGTTGTCACCTTCAAGAACTGGTCGCCGATCGGCAGTCCCACTTCACTGTAACCGCTCTGCGGGTCAAAGGGATACATCACCTTCAGGTTGCTCACGCATCCATTCGACTCCATCATGTAAATATCAGATCCAATCATGTCCTCCGCGTCGTAGCCGCCTAGATTCACCTTTTCGCAATACTTCGCCGAGTAATAAGGATTGCTCGATGTGCCGGTTCCCAGGATCAGCCAGATCCCGTTCGTCGTGTAAACCAGCACTCCGCCGTTCTGCACCAGAATCACTCTGAGTTTTACCACTTTTCCGGGAAATGCGATGAAATTCAGCGGCGGCCACGCCGTGTTTCCGTTCCCTACCAACGTATCCGGGCCTCCGCTGTCGTACACCAGGTTGTCAACGAATCCCCAGGTGCGCTGGTCGTGATAGACCATTCCGGTCAGCCCTGTCGGCGGCGGGTTATTACTGCTCGCCACCGGCGCGGCAATAAAGGCGTTCAATGACAGGTCCGGCGTGGTGTCGGTGAATATCCAGGTTGAGTTAGGCCCGGGGTTCGGAATCTGCGAATCGTACATCAGCACACTGCCGCCCATCACCGTTCGCCAAACAATGATCTGGTCAAAGGCTGTCGCCATTCCGTTGCCTTGAATTACCGCCAGGTTGTTCGCCTGTACGATGATGGGGGCGCTTTGGGAGCTGGCCGTTGTGATCTCGCCTGAAATCGAATCCAGGCCGCTGTAGGCATAAACCCAGGCGCCGGTGCTGGCTGATGCGTATGGCCCTTTATTTAACCAAAGCAGGGTTCCATCTCCGGTAGCTCCTCCGGAGAAGTCGTTCCAGGTCGTGGGCGCTGTCGCGCCGCTCTCGCCTAGTTGCTGCGCTGTTTCCAGATTGTTGTTTGTGTCGATAATGCTGGTGGCCAGGCTCAGCGTCTGTGCGGCGCTCGCGCCCATGTAAGCTGCGGCGTTGCCCATATTCACCCAACCCACGCTGTTGTCAGTCACAGTCGTTCCTAGGCCGTTCGTCCAGGACGGCGTCGAGGGTCCGGTGGTTCCCGTCGTCGTCGCCTGAAAAATGCAGGTGACCGTAACCGCCTGCTGCTCATAAGTCACTGTCACCGTGGGCACATTCACATAGCCGTTCCAGGTGTACGTCGTTGTGTAAACCGGCACGGTGATGTAGTAGGTAAAGGTCGCCTGAATCACCGCTCCCACATTGTAGATTGTGTTCGCCACCCATCCCGACGGACCCAGACTCGTCCATTTTGCCGTTCCATCGTTGGTGACTGCACCGATCGTTGCACTGAAACTTGGCGTCGATCCCGCGGTGACTCCCGCCTGGGTCAGTTGATAAAGCACTCCGCTTACCAAAATAACGAAGAGCGGCGCATACCAGGTGTTCGCGGCCCATTGCTGATAAAGCGTCGGCGCCAGAGCCTGAGTCACCGTCGGCGCCGAAGCCGGTCCCGGATAGGCCCACTGCTGCACGCTCGATCCGCGATTCAGCCATTGCTCTCCCGCATCGGCTGTTATGGCGCCCAACCCCGCCGCCCAGGTCGGCTGTGTGGTGTTTGTTGTGCCGTTCCCGGTCGTCGCCGTTCCTGTCTCGGGTCCCAGCGCCAGGTCTGCATGGGTGTAGCTGAAACTCGCCTGCAGATTGTTGGCGATAGCGGTAACAGCCTGCGAGGTTCCATTGAGAGCTGGAATGGTGGTCAATCCCGCAAAGGTCAGTTTCACTCCGTTTTGAATCTGCAACTGTGTCAGCGATGAAAAAAAGACCGTCGCCACATTCGATTTCACCTGAATGCCGGTGATCGTCGCAGTCTGCGCGCCCATTGCTTCCTGCAGATTATTGTTGGAGTCAACAATGTAGCTGCCCGTCGCGAACAGCGTGCTTGCCTTCCAGCCTTTGCTGCTGCGTACCCATTTCACGCTGTCTACGCCGTTGCCCATGTAAAGCGTGGTGCCGACACTCAAAAAGCGTGTGCGTCCCGCTCCGGCGCTCTTGGTCCAGATCAGCGTCTTCTGCCCGGCGGTCGCGTCGTAGACGGCTGTGGCCGTGTCGTACATCACGCGCACCACTTCCTGGCCGTCCTGAATGAATTTGAAGCTGTAATAGCCGGTCGATGGGGCAAAGGTGTTTGAGTTGTAGACCACGCTCCCCGGCCGCCGCTTGTCGGTCAGGTTCACTGTGATCTCGCGGTTCAACCCGTCCAGCATCTGATCAAAGTGGATTCCGGAGTAGAACCGCCGCATCAGATAAGAGCTGATCCCGTCGCTGTAGGGGCATCTCTGCGTGCGCAAGCCTGCAAACTGCTCCGCGCTCGGCGTCAGCGCCGCATAGCGCGTTGGGTCGTGAATCGTTCCCGCCGCTTCAAAAGGTCCAGCCATGCTCGCTGCGCTCCAGTTGTCAGTTGTCAGTTCTCAGTTCTCAGGGTTCCAGCGTCTGGAAGAGGTTTGGCTGCTCCGGATGCCGCTTGATCAGCCCGCGCAGTTCGCAATAGCGAATGATGCCGGCTAATGCATGTTTCTCATCTTCATTCAGGCTGTCAAGGTCATAAAAAGCATCCCCGTCGATGCTCACAGGCACGCAATTTGATTCCAACTCGCAAGGCGCGGCATCGTCGGCAATCTCTAAGGCCAGCATGTTGACGGATTCATTTGATGTACTCATAGCAACAAATTACCACCATCTTATCGCATTGTCAACCCCGGGCTTTGTGACTGAGAACTGAGAACTGTGAACTGAGAACTTATTTCGTCAGCCCCGCCATGCCCGCCTTCACCGCATCCTGGCTCTTGCTTAGCGTCTGCATCAGCCGGTCCCACTCGCCCGCGAAGATCGCAATCGCCTGCGCGCTCAGGCCGGTCTGCGCTCCCAGCAGCGCGCTCACTCCAAGTTGGCTCCAAAATGGAGTCCTCGAGTCGCTCACCAGGTTGCCCGCCAGCGCCAGAAAAAGCTGATTGTAGATGTACCCATACTCGTCCGGCAGCGGCGCCCAGGTGCTCCCAAAGCTGCTCGCAACCGGCGCTTTGCGCTGATAATCGATGTACACCGTGTCATTGTCTGTGGGGATGGCGTCGAAGCGGAAGGTGATGTTCCCGGCGTTGTCGTCGTACACCGGCGCCATGGTCTTTGGGCGGTAGCTGTTGGTCGTTTTGGCCAGCGCCTCGGCGCCCTCGAGCGCGTGAATCTTGCCGCTCGCGTCCGTGATCCACTGCTTCTCAATCCAGCCCAGATCGCCCACCACCGCGCTGTAATCCGTTCCGCCGGCCGTTGTGATCGAAAAATTCAGATTCCCTCGGTTGAATCGCCACTTCATCGGCGGCCCCAGCACGCGCCCCAGCACCAGGTTGGCAAAAGTCAGCCCCGGCTCCCAGTTCGAAACATTGAGAGGCTGCTGCTTCAGGATCGTCGCCACCCAGTTCACCGAGTCTTGAATTGTGCGCGTGCAGGACATAAAGACTAGCTCCTAGTTTTTAGCTTTCAGCTTTCAGCTAAAGGCTAAAAGCTAAGAGCTAACGGCTGCTTCACCGCTTCCATCAATCAAACAGGCATATCCGCAGTATAGCGGTAGTTTCCCGGCCAGATGTTGTCTACCGGGCTTGTGGCGGGCAAAAGCCCGTAGGCGTTCGGTTCCTTGTCCGCCTGCTTGGCTGCATCCTTCAATCCCGCCAGCCATATCGGGTATTCCTGCAAAAATTCCTTGCGGTCGGCGGGGTTGCTGCTCGCGCCCTTGCATTGATACGCGAATGCCCTGCGGAAGTGCCGCGCATAGCTGTCCGGTATCGGATTGATCATCGTCTTGATCGATGTGATCTTGGGCGGCTCCATCTGGTAGCTCGGAATCATCTGGTACACAGGTCCCGCCTGGTTCGGCAGCGGCCAAATCCTGAATCCCTGGCTGGTCCCGCTCACCACCGTCCACACGCAGCCCCCGTCCGTGACCGTGATACCCTCCGCGGCCCCGGCTACCGCCGCCGGCTGCGTGAGGCCAGTGGTTCCAAACGTTGTCAAAATCAAGTAATTCCCATTGATGTCAATGAAGTTCATGATCGGATTCGGCGCCACCGCTCCAATCGTGATCAGCGGAGAATACGTCACGCCTGGCCCCGGCCATGTGCCATAGCTCAGGTCGCTGTTGTACATCCAGCAGATCGCCGTTGGGCCGCCCAGCACGCCGCCAAACTGCGCGCTTACCCGGCTCAGTTGCCGCTTCCACTTGGGGTTGCTCGGCACATTCACCGGCTTGGGAATCATGGTGTTATTGATGTCGATCTTGTCGCAGTCGTCACCCCAGCCGATCGGTCCCGCAGCCTGCGCCGGTTGCGGATAGTCCTGCTGAAAAGTGTTGGTCAGGAAGGGCGCGGCAAAGGCGCGGTTGAACTTCCAGTTGAAGCGCTCCGCAATCAGGTCCGCCATGGTGTCGTTGGCCAGGCTGAGAATCAGATCGAGATTGAAGCCGCTGGGCGCATTGCGCGGGTCGTAGATGCCGCGGGCAGCCTGCTCGTCAAGAACCGTCTCGATCATGAGCGTGCTGTTTCCCATGGTGGTAGAATATCCTCAATCGCCAACCTCTTCAACAGCCTCGCAACATGTCCCGCCGGTAGTCTTCCCTCAGCAAACCAAATCATCCGCATCCCGGTTGGCAAAAAGGCCGGAGGAATCCGGCTGTTTTGCGGGCAACGCGCAGTTGTGGATCTGGGGATCGGAAACTGCACGTTGCCACTCGCGCGATCGGCTGGGATGGAAGCCTTTCTCGCGTCTTGTTCGCCTTCCTGGATTACTGGAAAGCTACCTTGATGCTTGAGAGCACCGGCGTGGGCGGAGGAACGACGGGAATAGCGACCGTCACCGCTTCCGTATCGGTCAAAGAAAGCCCTTCAGCCGTGGTCAGCGTCGCGGTGATGTTTGCCACGCCGTTGGCGACTGCGCTTGTGAGGCCGGTTGCTGGGTCGAAAGTCACAATAGAGCTGGCCGTGTCGTCGGAACTCAACGTAGCGGTCGGCATGGATCCTGTGAACGGTTGGCCGAACTGATCGTAGCCCAGAACTGAGGCTGTGACCTGCTGGCCGGCGGATGTGAGAGTAACTGGTCCTGCTGTTGGCATGGAAACTCCTTGGAACCTGATTTTAATGGTGGTGAGAGTTGCCGGTTCTTCTTCCTTGACGAGTTTGCGGAGCAAGCGAACGATGTCTTTCAGCAGTCTGTGATTCTCGACTTCTATCTCTTCATGCCGCATCTTCTCTCCTCCGCAAATGTTCAAATTCTACTGCTATCCGGCATTCTTTCGGCGGTCAAAAGAATACATCCACGCTTAAGCGAGGATCTCGATCCCTGCCAGAGTCAGCGTGGCGCTCGGTACGGCGGCGCCTGCTGCAATCGTCAGCGCCAGGGTCAGCGCGGATTGCAGATTAACCGTTGTGTTGCTCAGCGTGATCTTCGCCGGCACGCTGGTGACCGCCGCTGGCGCAAATCCCGCCGCCTTGGCGGTTCCCACCACCACGCCCGCGCTCGGGTTGGTCCACGTGGACTTCACGATATTCACGTCGGTTGACGCTGCCAGGAAGGTGTAAAGAGCTGTCGCGGTCGCGGTTGTGGTTGTTCCCAGCGCCACCTGATTGCCCACCGGAGTTCCGCCATTCACAATGAACGTTACCAGCGTGCCATTCACAGTGATCGTGTCGGCAACCGCGGGATTGGTGCCGATGGTCGCGGTAAAGATCGGGTCAACGTTGGTATCGCGGAACACAGATACCGCTGCGGAAGTCGCTGTGCTGAGATTCGCCTGCACTTCTCCGTGCGACGACAAAACTCCAAACTGCCCCGTCGCGAGCACGCCTAAATAAAACTCGACGTTCCATTGTAGATTCGTGCTGGCGGCGGTGTTGCTGGCTGTGGTGGTGATTGTGCAAATGGTCACCCCGCCCAGCGTCAACGCGAAGGTGAGCGTTGCCACGTTGCCAGAGGTCGTCGAATAGACGCCACTTGCAACAAGGTGAAGGATTCTTCCCGCTCTGTTGAGAAACCACGAATTCAGCGCTTGGCTCAGAAGCGTCTGCGCAGTGGTGATCGCGGTCAGAGGAAGCGCTGGAGGAAACAATGCCAGGGTCGCATGCAGCACGCTCTCTGTGCACGATTTTCCCACGGTTGCCAAAACGTTGTTTTGGTTGTCGAAGCTGAAACCGTCCGGATCGGAAATATAGTTTGAAGTCGTGGGTCCGCTCGGTCCTTGTGTAATCTGCTCGAATGACATTGTCTCTCCTCGCTCTCTCAAAAAGCCATCGTGTCAACTGCTGGCTGACATTGCTACCTTAACACTGGAATTACAGGGCTTCCATCCTCGTCGGTGAAGTCCCACGCCGGCCCCACCATCGGCGGCAGGCCGGTGCCCAGCGCATCTTCTTTCAACTCGTTGTGCCGCTCCAGATCGTCCTGGTACTGTTGCACGCGCGCTCGCACTTCGCTGGCTGTCTCCAGCCTGCGCACGCCGTCGATCTTCACTTCCTGCGGCTTGCTGCTCTTGCGGCCAGGGTGCGGCGTCAGGTTCTTCATCCCGCACCACACACACTGAATCAGCCACATCCAACTGAAGCCGATGCGGCTGGCGTTCAGGCAGCTTCCGCCCACGCCCTTGCCCATCACGTTGCCCGGCTGCACGCCCGCCTGGTGCTTGCACTTCCGCTCGCGCTTCACCTGGTCGTCAATCTTCTGATTGGCTGTAAACTGCGCCTGATCGCGCTTGCGCTGCCGGTCCTCTTCGGTATCCATGTAAACGGCGGATTCCTTCTTTGTCCGGTCCAGCATCAGCAGCTCGCGCTCAAGCTGCGCGTCCAGCAGCAGCGCCTGCTTCTCTTCGATGGTCAGTTTCTTTTGGTCAGCCATGGTAAAACTCCTAGCCTCTAGCCTCTAGCCTCTAGCTAAAAGCTAGAAGCTAGAAGCTGAAAGTTGCTCTTACGTCGTCTGCGGCACCGCGATCGCGATCCTCGCACGGCTGGTGTTATCCGGGCTCGGTCCAATGCCGCTGATCATGTTGTAGCTGGTCCCGGCCGCAATCACGCCCGCGCCGTCGTAAGCCGAGCGCGTATACTCGCCGGCCCACAGGTCCAGGTTCTTCCAGTTCACACCGGGGTTGGTGTGCCGCGCGGATTCCAGCGTCACCCGCACCATCGCGTCTTCGCCGGCCAGGTAGGTAGAGTAGCCGGTCAGGCCGCTGCTCTGCCAGTTGGTCGTCGCGGTGCAGTTGGTGCTCGGGAACCAGTCGCCGCCAAAAAGCCGCAGAATGCCGACTGCCTTCTCGCCCTCGTCCTCGTCGGTCAGCTCTTCCAGCTTGGTCTGGCCTTCGCCGGTGTGCTTTAGGATGTCCACGATGCTGTTGTTGGTATTGTCCAGCGCCGTCATGTCGCCGATGAACGCCGGCAGAATCTTTCCGATAAACCGCCCCGCCGCCGGCATCGGCAGCACCTTGGCTTGGAACAAACTGGCGGGCATCTGCTCGATGATCTGTTTGGTGAAGGCGTAGAGCGGCCCCACAGTCGAATCCTGATTCGTGGTATTCGCGTCTAGAGTCCGCAGATAGTCGAAGTTGATCATGATCAGGTCGTCGTAGGTTTGCCCCAGCACATAGGCCAGCATCTTCCGATAGTTCATGAGGTCGTCACTGATCGAGGTCATGAACGTGAAGTCCGAGAAGTTGATGTAGTTCGCCCACTGCCCAAGCTGAATGTCGCGGAAGTTGCAGCTCACGGTCAGCGGGCTGCCGATCGTTCCCTGCGTCTGCTGCGGCATACTCGCGCCCAGCACCGCCAGCATGAAGTTGCGGAAGGTCATGCCCGACTTCGCCGACTGCGTCACATGCGTGCACATCCGGTACATAAACAGGTTGGCCGCCAGCCACTTCATAAAGGCTTTGTTGTAGTGAACCGTCAGCGAGGCCTGCGGCATATTGCCGGTCTGCTGGCTTGCCGGGTTGGCGCCTTCACAGAACACGGAGCAATGCGCAGCCTGGGCAGCCATCTGGAACATCAAATGCCCGGTCACCGCGATAGCTCCGCCGGCGGCTGCGATGATCTGCATCACGGTATAGAGCGTCCACGCCACAGCGTGGGAAATCTTGTACTGCGTTTGCTCCTTCATGGTTCCATCTCCCGCTCAGGCCGTGGCCTGCGCTCCGGAGTACCAATAGTCGCACGCCTCCACATACTCTTTGTGGCGCGGATGCCCCGGCTGATTCAGCGCCGCGGTCTCCTTGGTCGTGAGCTTTTGGATCTCCTCAAGGCTGTACTTCGGCTTCCATTGTGGCTGCTGCGGTGCGCCCAGCCGGTTGCTTCGGTGGCTGCTCGCGCTCACAACGCCGTTTCTTGGCCTCGCCGGTACAATCTCCAGAGTTCCCCCTGGCTGCGCTGTTGAGGGTTGATGGGTCTCGTTCGCCGGTTCCTTCAGCGCAACGTCGCTCTCCGTCAGGAGGTCGCCGCGCCCTTCAAGGTACCTGTAGGTATTGTCGAGCACTTCCAGCGTAATCCGCGCAATATCGTTGCCCACCGACAATAGAGCCGATGTGATCAACAAGTTGCGATTGAACTGGTGCCCGTAAAATTCAGGATGATTCGCGCTCCATTGTCGGCAGATCGCCAGATAGCTCTCCTGCGCATCGGCGCGCTTGGCGCGCTCGCTCTCCGCCAGCCGGTAGGCCGCGTCCGCGCTCTTGGCCGGGTTCTGCAAGTCCGCCGTCAGCCGCATCGTCTCGTCAGGAGTCAAGATCGCCGGATTTGCGGCCGGTGGAGTTACAGCACCCCTCCCATTATTCGGCTGCGCCCCGCCGTTACCATTCCCGTTACGCGTCTGCGCCAGCGTGGCCTGCGCCGTCATCATCGTGCGCTCGATCTTCGAGAAGATCTCCGCCTCGGTCTTTCCGTACACCCGAATCGGCGTTGAACCATCCTCTGGGTCCACTACCCGGCACAGCCGCCCGTCGGTGATCGGCGTCCCATCCGTTTTTGTCGTCGTCCAATAAGCCTGCATTGAGTTATTCCTGTTCCCTGAGCTTTCTTATTTCCCCATCCACTGCCGCCTGGTCCAGCCTCATCTGCTCCTGAAACATCGCCAGATTCGCCCATCCCAGCGCAATTTCCCGTTCCCGCGCCAGTGGGTTGCTCTTCGAAGCGATAATACTCGCCTGCTCCATCCGATGTAAAGTCCTTATTCGCAGCCGCTTCAGCACCCGCCAACCCGGCTCCATCGTCAGCCGCGCCAGATCCTCGCGCTCGGCGTCCGTCAGCGGCCGGTCCACATTGTCCGGACTCCATGCCTCGGCAGTCTCCGACACCGCCTCCGGCTCGTCCATCACCCCAGCCCTGATCCGCCGCAACTCCTCGTTAAGCGGCACTCCGTTTTGGAAGTCCTCAAGACGTGGCATTAAGTTCTTCCTCGCTCTCCAGACCCTCTACGTAGTCAACAAAAGCAGCGTTTGCTTTGTCCTGTTTGACTTTCGCATCCCATAGATTCATCGCAGTCTGCACCAGGTCTTCAGCTAAAACCTGTAAATGAATTGATTGTTGATGTGTAACCATCTCCCCGATTCCCCTATCCCATCCCGCCCGGCGCCCCGCCCTCAAGCAGGTGCTCGTCCTGTTTGCGTTCCACCATTCCCATCGCCCGGTCCAGCGGCACGGCACCCGCCGCGTGTTCCGCCGCAATCGTCGCCAGCTTGGTGGTCATGTCCACTTGCCCCTTAGCCTGCGTCTCCTGCAGCTTGTTCTGCCCGCGCACCTGCTCCACGGCAAGCTGTCCCTGCACCTTTTGCGCGCCGGGATTGTTCTGCTTGAACATCACCCGCTCCTTCGGCGTCATCGCGCGGAAGATATTGTCAATGTTGCCGTCCAGTTCGCTCATCCTGATCAGAATTCCGAACAGCGCCTGATAGTCCAGCACCATGCCGATCTGGTTATAGAAGTTCTGAATCTGCGGCTGCTGCAAAATTTGCAGAATGAACGGAATCAACTGTTGGATCGCCTGCTTGGCCATCATTCTCTGCCCGGCCAGTACGTCCACCGTAAACTCCGCATTCAAAAACGCATCGAAGTCGATGCTCTTGATGATCGCATCGGAGTACTTCTTGCGCAGAATCTGCCTGATCTCCTCCAGCGGCATCTTCAGCCGCACCATGTCGATCAGGAAATACACCCAGCGCTCCAGCGCCCAGCTCTCGTAGAGCACCGGCTTGGCCACGCTCTCATCCGCCTTGCCGCCCACGCGGTTCACGCCCGTTGCCGTCCGCATGGCGGAGCTGCCAGGCCCGCCTAGGTTCCCCTGCACCGTCGTCGAGTTCGCGCCCACCAGGTCTTCGCTGCCGTGCAGAGCCATGTCCATCAGCTTCCACGCCTCGGCAGGAATCTGCGGCTTCTCCAGATACGTCGCCGCCTTCCGAACATCACCATCCGGCCCCGGATCAACCTGCATGAAGGTTCCCAGCCCGGCCACAATGTTCTGTGTCGGCGCATTCTCTCCCCTCCTGATCAGCAGCGGCGTATTGAACCACATCCCAATCATCTTCAACACTTCGTTCAGCACGCCGGTTTCCATGCGCTGATCGTCCATGTTGAGCTTGCCGATGCCCATCCCGTAGCCGCTGCTCGGCACGTTCCACCAGTTGAAGGTGTAGTGCAGTGCATGGTCGCCCATGTCGTGCTCGTCGTTGCGGATGGTCAGTTTGCGCCCGTCATAGCAGAGAATCGCCTGCGCCCGCTCGCCGGTCCACATCGTCAGCAGCATCAGCTTGGTCTCAAAGGGATTCACGCCGCGATTCTTCCACTCGCCCGCCGCGTGCATCGCCAGGCTGCTCTGGCTGTCCGCCAAACCTTCCGCCACCGTCGAAGGCGCCGCCGTACCCGTCATGGGATTCTGGATGAAGTAATTGATCAGCGTCTCGTCGTCGGGAATCTGCTTGTAGCAGTCCAGCGCCCGCAACTGCTGCAAGTCCTGGAAGTTCACGTAATCGCAGTCGATCACATAGCTCGCGCTCTCTTCCGGCGCGTTTGGCGTTGACCAGTTCTCGTCGAAGAATGTAAAGCCCAATCGCCGAAAGTTCAAAAACGGCCAGCATTCCTTCACTTCCTCTTTCTTTATTTCAAAGTCGTCGCTTTCCTGGGTAGGAATGCTCTGCTCGCCGCCGACCGGCAGTGTCGCCGTGGGTTCGGGCGTCTTCCTCTTGCGCCGCTTCTTGACGACCGTGCGCTCTTCCCATCCCGCCTGCAAGATGCCGGTCCCAAACAGCCGCGACTGCTCGCCCGCCAGCCCAAAGTTGTACTCCGTCTTGGCCCGCTTCATCAGCGTCCACAGCAACTGAGTCCACGCCTCCAGCAGCAGTTCGCTGGTCCCGCCCTCCGGTTGCAGCGCAAAGGGCTTCTGATTTCCCCAGATGCCGCGGTGCACCTGGTTGTCCATCGTGTTCGCGTTCTTGGCGATGATGTAGCGCGCAATCCGCACCGGCCGCCCATCCGCCGGCCGCATCCAGCGGTCATTGTTCTGGTTCTGGTAGTAGTAGTCCACCGCCTGCCAGTCCAGCAGCCATGAGTTCTGTTCGAGGTAGGTCTTCGAGTTCTGGTAGTTTCGCCACACCAACTCCGCCACGGCGTCATCGCTAAAGACCGGCTCCGCTTTGCCGTCTGTCGAGACTTCCACATCCTCGCGCCGAATCTCGCCAATCTCCCGCTGCCCCACCGGCATCAGCGCATCCGCGCCCGATCCCGCCGCGCCGCCAGTGTCCGCGCCAATCACCGTTCCCGTGTTTTCCGCCTCGTACTCGCTAGCCATGCGCTTCCGCCATTTCGAGGATTTCTTTCGCTGCATAGAGTCTACTTGCAGCTGCAACTGAGTTGGGATCGTTTTTTACTTCCTTTTCGACATCATCGACGTATCGCCGCAGCCAATCGAGGAATATACCCATTTTGTCATCCATCAGGTTCTCCCGGCTACTGCACCACTCCGTTGAACGCTGCCAGTTTCATCAGCCTTGACATCTCTTGTTGGCACTCTGTGAACCCCGCTTTAAACATCAGACCAGCAAATTTACCAATATCTTCGCGGGTTTCAAGTCCGTTCGCACGCAACACGTCCGCTTCGGAAATAATACGCTTCGTCTCGTTATGAAACTCTCTTAGGTCGTCACCCATCCAAGCCCCCCGGCAACGGTGCCACGCCGCCCGCTGCCATCTTCACGCTCTCCATCGCCATCACCGTAGCCAGCGCCTGCCGCTGCGCTTCCTCGCCCACCGCGTTCATCCCCATCTGCCCAAAGATCTGGTTCCACTGCGCGTCTTCCCGCTTGCGCCGCTGATACTCCAGCTCCTCTTCCGTCATCTCCGCGCGCCACAGGCTGCTTGGCACCAGGTCCGTCGCCCGCGAAATGCAGTCCACAATCCCATTCTCCTGCAACAGCCCAAAGTTGATGAACTGCTTGCGGCAGTCCGCCAGGTGCTTCATCCGTGTGCTGAACAGCAGCATTCCCGCCTTCATCAGCGGCTCGGCCTTCTTCATCCTTCCCAGCCGCACATGATCGTCTTCCTCAAACGAAACCCACTGCACCCGCACGCTGCGGTTCTGCCGCAGTCCCTCATTGCGCAAGTCGGCGCCGATAAACTCCGTGCCCGGCGCGGCCTCAATCACCAGCGCGTCGGCCTCGTGCTCCTTCATCGCCTGCACAATCTTTGTCGCCCGCGCCGTCGGCGAGTAGATGCCCTTCCAGGCGTCCAGCACAAACAGCTTGCCGTTCACCACCCGCACCATCGCGCCCTCGTCGTAGACGGCCATCACCGGCTTTCCGCCATAGGGCGCGCGCCAGTAAAGCAGCGTCTCTCCTACCGGCGGAATCCGCTCCTCGTCCATCTGCGCCGCCGCCCACATCTGCTCCGTGAACGTCACCACCGCCCCGCCCATCGGGTCATTCATCTGCTGGCACATGAAAGTTTCATAGTCGGCGTAGAACAGGTCGCGCAGGCTCTCGTAATCCATCTCGCGCAACTCGCCGAAGTCCACCGTCATCTCGTCTTCGCGCGGAAACTCGCCCGCCACTAGCCGCTCGCCGCTCTTCAGCGTCAGGCTTCCCCGCACCAGGCACTTCCACTTGGCGGGGTTCATCGTCTCCAGCTCGCTGCCGTACAGGTCGAAGGGATGGTAGCGCGTCCCGCGAATGTTCATGTGCCCGCCGGCGCGCAGCAGGTTCTTGTTCGTCTGGTGCGTGGACTTCAGTTTGTTGCGGATCTCGTCGGTCGCGCCGATCCCGCTGTTCACCGCGTCCACCGCGTCATCCACGTTTATCAGGAAAGGGTGCCATCCGGCCTGGGCGCTTTGCGGGCTGGTATATCCCACGGTCGGATCAATGCTCGGCTCCATCCGCAGATCGCAGTCCCAGCAATCTTCCTTCTTCCGCTTCGTGAACTGCACTTCAGGGAAGAGCTTGCGCAGCCAGCCGCGCTCAAAGTGCTGCACTGTCACGTTCATCATGCTTGCGGCCAGCGGCTGGGTAGCCGTTTCGTAGAGGAGGGTTAGCCTCACCGCGTGGGCAGCCAGCCACTGAGCCGTATCCACCAGCCCCAGCGTCGTTTTGAACGTCTTGCGCGGGTCCAGGTGCATTCGGAACTTGATAGGGTCTTGGTCTTCGATGCTGACGTTGGGATTTTTCGGGAAGAAGAGATCGACGGCCGGTTGATGCAGCCTCCGGTTGAACTGGTCAAAGCCCATGCACTCCGCGGCAAAGAAATGATCGCTCAAAAAGCGATGGCGCAGTTCCTCGCGGTATGCGCCGTCGCTGTCGATCTTGTCAGTGTCGAGAATCATTTTCCTTTTACAATGACTTCGCGGATAACATCGGCAATCGTTGGGGTCCCGTCTGTATGCTCTGGAACCGTGAACCATATACAAAATCTGGCCGCCACGCCCAGACTGATCGCCATAACTGTTCCTCCCCGGTCGTTGATCAGTTGCGCGTATTTTTTCGCGGTGACTTCGTGATCCGCGTAAACAAAATCAAACAACTTTCTCATCACATCCCCGGTTCTGGCTCTGCTCCGCCGCCTGCCTGTGCCGGCTGCGCTTGGGCTTCCTCGTCAGGCTCCTGGCCGCCACCAGCAGCTTGCCCGAGAACTTCCTGTGCGCTCTCGCCGGCTTCTTCCGGGCTGTTATGTGCGTTGACTGGACGCTCTGGTTCGGAGAGATGATCCGCTGGATGGGACTTGTACGTGTGATGCTCAGTGAATTTCCCGGTTGGCTTGCCTTCATGGTCGCGCAAGACTTCAAAAGTAAGGCGATGCAGGTGCTTCTTGGGAGCTTTCGCCTTACGCCCTTCTTCGCGCTCGCCCTCGCCGTTCTTCTTCCCGCCCTCACGTTCCCGCGTCTTCTTCGATTCCTTCTCTTCCACTTCCTTCGCCATCGCCGCTCTCCAATCTTTTTGGCTGGCCTTCCACCAGCCTGTGCCCTTTTGCCGGGGCTCATCCCGATTTCCACCCGCATCGGACCCGTGCGCGTTCGGCGCGTCCCGGTTGCCATTGGTTTCCACCGCGCAAGCCACCATTGATGCATAGCCTGTCGAGCGGTTTCAGTGCCGAAACTCCCCCAATAGCCGAAGGCTGCAACTCTTGTGTTGCAGCCGCTGGGAATCCTAAACTCAACCCGCGCTGAAGTCCTGCACGTTCACGGTCGTCGGATAGGTTGTCGTTGAACCGCTGGATGTGACGCTGGCCAGGAAGTTCATCACGTAGAGCGGTGGTGTCCCTTGTCCACCGTCGGTGATGCTGGTCGGAACTGCGGTCAAGGTCGTCGGTGAGATCACGGTGGCATTCAACTGCCCATCGTAGTATCCCTGGAACTTCCCGCTCACGGAATCATAGATTCCTTTGATGTGTAGGAAGAACGGGCAACTCATCGTGCCCACTGAAACGGCGCCGGTGGTTGCCAGGGCGGTATCGTTTCCGACGGTCGCCGATGTGCCGTTGTAGATCTTGATGGTCACATTGCTGGCGGCGGTGGTCTTGACATACCCAGACAGGTTCACGTCGATGGGGATCTGCTCGTTCCCAACCTTCGGGGGCAGAGGCACGCCCAGCAGTTGCGCGGTGTTGAGTGGGTTGGTTAAAACAACCTCGGTCGCGACGGTGATGCTCTGCAAATCCGGCAGAACGCCCTGTGCCAGCGCGGCCTGCACGTTCTGGGCAAATACGTTTTGCCCGCTGACGTTGGCCGGGCTCGGGCCATACGATCTACGGTTGAGTCCCATAAGTTTCCTCCTCTTGAACGGTTGATCCGCTCGCAGGTAGTGTACTCTCTTCAACTTCCCTCGTGTCAACTTTCTTTTTGGGACTTATATACTTCACTCCCTTACTCCTTGAAAAATCACAATCATGCTCGGAAATGGGGCTGAGTTCTTCGACCCTCCGAACTTGAGCCGTCCTCGCACGAATCGGATCTCCTTCGCATGAGGTAAAACGATGTCGTGGAACCAACGCGTGTCGGTTCGAGCCGGAATAAGGAATACTGCCAGTTCCGCTTCGACCGCACGCTCTAAAAATGGCCTAATTCCCGGCCCGTAAGGGGGATTGCAGAACACTCGCTGCCCAGCCCAAGGGACGAATAGGGTAGAAGTTCCGTCAACCGTACCTCCGAGTGGGCATGGATCGAACGTGAAATCGAACTCGGCGTCGAGTGCAGCGTAAACATCGGTGGGTGTAGCCCGCTCTTCCGATGCCGAACTGAAATGTACCGCTGTCTTCACTTCTTACCTTCCGAGGGAGTCAAGTATGTAATTCCCTTCTTTTTCCTAGGTGCCAGCAATTCCTCAAACCGCTCGATCCTTCCAGTCCGCGGGTCGAGTCCCTCTTGACTAATGGCGTCTATCGCCGCGCGCCATTGCAGCCCTTCCATTGAATCAATCCCTCGTTCTTGACAGAATCCCTCACGCTCGGACCGCAGAGCGCTCACAGCCTCCCTGAGCGCCGTCCGCAGTTGTTTTTCACGCTGCCATGCGAAGTTTCCCCGGCCCTGTGCCTCCCTGAAAAACTCCTGCATCGGCCCTTTTCCGGCACGCCACTGGCGAAACTCCTCCCGCTCTGCCTCTGAGCTTGGGTGGTAGCAGTGCGGGCATTTCTGGTTTTGCAGGATCTGAAAGCGGTAGCGCCGCATCGCGTTTCGGCAGTCCACGCTGCAAACCTCAACCCAGTTGATATTCGGACGGTGGGTGATCTCGCCTCGGCATACCTGGCAGAGCAGCGGGTTGGCGACTCGCTCCGCCGGCGGCAGGCCGCGCCAGCGTCGGTAAGCGTTGCGGCAGCGGTCAGAGCACACCTTGGCGCGATACTTCGCCTGCTTCTCAGGGATCGTCTCGCCACACATCAAGCATCCCGGCCGAAGAATGCCACCCCGGTACACTGCGCCAACCACATCGCCATTGATCTCGTTCAGATCTTCAATTTTTATTTCATCAACTTCCGCTATTGCCATACTAGAGCCTCAATCTGCACCACGGTTCGCGGCCCGGTGCGACGTTCCTCGGCTGAATCGTGGATCTCCACCACCAGTCGCTTCACCCATGCGTCGGAGAGTTCCTTGCCTTTGCGGTCGCGCAGCATCCCCGCCTTGGCGATGCAATCCAGCAGGCACTTGTTGCGGTTGTCCACGTCTCCCTTGTCGCCAGGTCCCGGCACGAAGTGAACACCACTGAGAACTGCTCTCCGGTCACAAATTTACCGCGCGAAAACAGAGGGAAGTCGCGCTCAAAGGCTTTTGCCTGCGCCGTCTTCACATGAACACCCTGCGCCTTGTGCTGCACGTAGTGATTCACGCTCGGCGGCAGCATCGGCATTTCGAATTGGAGCCGGGCCGGTTCGCTCACGCCGCAATACCCCACGCCTTCCATTGATTCTGCATGAGTTGATTATCGCGCTCTTCGCAGCAGTGCGAGCAAAGAATCTCCCCAGGAACCCGGTGCGCCATTCCGCAACCCGCGCAAAGTCCCGCGCGGATGCGAAACTCGATTTCGGCTTTTGAGGTTCCGATTGGAAGCAGGTCGTATGCCGTTAGATTTTCCATAATGCTCCTC